GCGATTAGCGGCGGGGTTCGTGAGTCTGGCGGGGCACAGTCTTATTCTGCGGATGACATCAGCTTTGGCGAAGACCAGCGACCTACTTCTGACCCTGTTATGGACGCGCTTTCTCGTGCGCTTGCCACGACACAGGCTGTGAATGAGGCTGAGCAGGCCATGTCTTTTGCGCGTCAGCCGGAACAGATGGCGCAGAGAACTGAGCTTCAGCGTGGTTTGGATGGCTCTTCAGCCGAGCAACTGGCTCAGATGAACCGCGCCAAGCAAGCTGCTATCATGTCTATGAACGCAACCTCTCCTGAAATTCAGTCTGTTGGCATGTTTGGCGATGATGACGGCATTAGCGACAATCGTTTGCTCAACCAGTCCACGATTGCCAATCTTTTGTTTGATGACATTACTGGTCCTGTTTCTCGTCCGAGCACATTGGTTGACTATAGTGACCCGACAATGGTTCCTCGTAATATACCATCTGCTCCTCCGCCTCGTCCGGCAGTGTCTGGCTCGACTCCAATGGATGCTGGTGAGTTTTCTACTTCTATGGGTGGGCTTGGCGCATTAGGTGAGGGCCGCATTCCGTCTGGACCGCCGCAAGTTGGTGATATGGGCGCTATGGGCGCTGGCGCTTTCCCGTCTGCTCCTGAAGTGGAGAGCGTTTTGGACCGTGCTGCTCGTAAGGATGCTGGTTCTGGTCAGCGCATGAATGTTGTGACGCAGGGTCGCGGTACTGGCATGGCTCCCATGGACCAGATTGAAATGCGCTCTGAAACGGATTTGTTTGATAAGCGTGCTCCTGGGATGGGCGGCATGATTCAAGAAGGCATTAACAAGATTGCACAGGGTGTGTCTGGCGAGGTTATGGAAAAGGTTCAGGCTGGCGGTACGCCGGTTTATGATGCGAACAATCAGATTGTTGGCGTTTACGACCAGAGCGGCTTGTTTGGCGGCACTGTTTACACTGGTCTTCCCGGCTTTGAAAATCCTGCGCTGGCTCGTCAGATTTCTGCACAGCCCGGCAACGAGAGTGCTTTTTCTCAAAGCGAAACGGCTCAGAATTTAAGAAACGTGCGCGATGACATGCGGGACGCTGGCTCTAGCTTCTTAAACCTATTAAAAGAGAGTGTAGGTTTTGAGAAGGGAGGAGAGGTAGCCAATTTTTTTAACGGCGGCGCCGCGGGCGACTTAGATGCCTTTGGCGGTGCGGGCGCTTCTGTTGAGGACATTACTTCAGGTGCTCGTTCAGCGTCAGGTCAGGATTTGTCTTATGCAGGGGGAAGCGATGACAACGATTCACAGACTATTATGGCGACTCCTATGGGGGGCGGTTCAGGCGACAGCCAAACGATTATGGCAACGCCTACTCCCCCAGAACAAGCGCCAGATGTAGTTACCCCACAACCGCAGGACACACAGCAAGTTGTGTCTCCGACAGATAAGTTGACTATTCGTGACCGCATTGCGGCTGTAGAAGCAACCGCGAAGCCGAGTTTTGGCGAGCTTGCTGCTGATTTGTTAGATGTTGGCGATTTGTTGTCTGTTTATCAGGATGCTGGCATGACAGCTCAGCCCACAATGTCTCCGGCGGCGGCGTCTGTTCTTGGTTATCAGGGTCCAGTTGGCACGACTTCTGTTCCTGTGGCCGCTCAGTACGAAAGCATTTTGCCACAGGCGGCTGGCATTCAGCAGGGCATTCAGGGTTTACAGAACGTAAGCACGAAGGGGCAGTCAGGCTTTTCTTTGCCGTCAATGCCGTCTTTTTCTCAGATTGGTCAAGCGATTATGGGGACCACACCAACGTATGATAATTTGACAAGGGCGCGGTGAACAACAATTTTGACATACCTCTCGAATTTCTTACTGATGACGAGATAAGCGAACTTAGTAAGTATGTTGGGCGATTAGACGAGGTTTCAAAGCGAGATGAGTCGCAGGGCGACTTCATGTCGTTTGTTAAGCACGTTTGGCCCACATTTGTTGAGGGCAACCATCACAAGATATACGCTGAGAAGCTCCAGAAGGTTGCTGAGGGCAAGATTAAGCGCTTGATTATTAATATGCCGCCCAGACATACGAAGTCTGAGTTTGCGAGTTATTTGTTTCCGTCTTGGTTGATGGGCAGGAAGCCTGAGACTAAGATTATTCAAGCGACTCACACGGCTGAGTTGGCGGTTGGTTTTGGTCGTAAAGTTAAGAATCTGATTGATAGCGATGTATACCGTGATGTTTTTCCTGACTTGGCTTTGGCATCAGACGCGAAGGCTTCTGGTCGATGGAGCACGAGCAAGGGCGGAGAGTATTACGCTGTGGGTGTCGGTGGTGCTCTTGCTGGCCGCGGTGCTGATTTGTGTATTATCGATGACCCTGTATCTGAACAAGACGCCTTATCACCAACAGCCCTTGACAATATATACGAGTGGTACACATCAGGCCCCAGACAGCGCCTCCAGCCGGGAGGCTCAATAATCATCGTGATGACACGATGGAGTATCCGCGACCTGACGGCGAAGGTGCTTCAAAAGCAGGCCGAGGGGGGCGCGGACCAATGGGAGGTCGTGGAGTTTCCTGCGATATTTCCCGATACCGACAGCGTGTTGTGGCCCGAATATTGGAAACGAGAAGAACTAGAAGCCGTTAAGGCGTCCATTCCTGTTGGTAAATGGAACGCGCAGTATTTACAAAACCCGACCGCCGAAGAAGGCGCGATTATTAAGAGAGAGTGGTGGAATGTTTGGGATAGTGGTGAACCACCAGTATGCTCTTACATCATACAGTCATACGACACGGCGTTTTCTAAGTCAGAGAGAGCGGACTATTCTGCCATTACTACTTGGGGCGTCTTTGAGCCTGTGGATGGAGATGGAGAGGCCATTATCTTACTTGACGCGCAGCGAGGTCGATGGGATTTCCCCGAGCTTAAAGAAGCTGCCCAAGAGCTCTATCAGGAGTACGAGCCCGACATGGTTATTGTCGAGCAGAAGGCCAGCGGTATGCCGCTCACACAAGAGTTGCGGCGCATGGGCGTGCCCGTCACACCCTTTACGCCTTCCCGAGGTGCCGACAAATTTACCCGCATGAATGCCTGTGCTCCGGTCTTTGAATCTGGTATGGTGTGGAGGCCTGACATGAATTTTGCTGAAGAAGTCGTTGAGGAATGTGCGGCATTCCCGAATGGCGAGCATGATGACTTGGCGGATTCGATGACACAGGCTATACTACGTTTTAGGCAGGGTGGTTTCATTACGACTCCCTCTGATGACAACGAAGATGATTACAGAGAGTTTCGCAGGAAACGGGAGTATTACTAATGGCCGGATGTGGTTCAAGACCTAAGAAAATGGAAAAGGGTGGCCCCGCTGCTCCAATTATGCCGAAGAAGGCAAAAGAAATTCGTGAGAGCCGTTCTTCTAAAAAGTTAGACAAGACTGATGCTTTGAGCCGTGAGCAGTTAAAGGCCATTGGTTACAGCGAAGCGCAGTTGAAAAGCATGGGCATGATGTACGGCGGCAAAGTTAAGAAGTTCCGTGACGGTGGTTGTGTGATGTCTGGCCGCGGTGGAAAGTTCAAGGGGATTTCGTAATGCCTAAGAATCAAAAATTATCTGCTATGGAGCGTGCTTTGCTTCAAATTGGTGGACCAGGTGCACAGTTGCGCGATGCTGAGAAACGCGCTGCTATGAGCAAAGCCGCTCGCAAGGCCTATCAGGAAATAGTATGAGTACGGTGGTGAAGTCTCTGGTTCAGGCAAAAAGTCTTCTGGACGCGGTAAAAGCAATTGTCGTGGTATGGGTGCTGCTCTGCGTGGTGGCCGGTTTACTGGAGTAAGGTAATGGGCAAGCGTCATACGCCGAAGGCTAAGGAGTACCGCAAGCGGCAGCTTGAGCGTTTGGGGTATGACGAAGATAAAATCCTCGACATTCTCGACTATGAGTTTGACTTGCAGATGGGGCGTTATCCTGATGTGCCTATGGAAGGCCAGAAGTACGAGGACGGCGGTGAGGTTGACCCTCTCAAGGGCCTGAGCAACGCGGACAGAAAGCGCATCTTAAAGATTGGTACCGAAATGGGTGTCCAAAATCTCAACAATGATGAGTATGATGCCTTTGTTGTAATGCAGAACAATCGCAAGCGCGGCATTCCAAATTTAGCTAAGCCATTCAAGGACGGTGGCTCTGTGGGGTATAAATCTAATACCACCCGTGGTGCTGGTGCTGCTATTCGCGGCACAAACTTTAAAGGAGTGTTCTGATGTCTACCATTCGCATTGAAATCGACATGAACAGCATCGAAGACATGATGCCTGACGGCTATGGCGATGATGACAACTTTGTTTGTCCTGTGGCAACGCAAAGCGAAGAGACTAACGCCGACAACCGCGAGGTCGCTGAGAACGAATACTCTTACGGGCCTGCTACGGCCACATGGGAAAGCAAGAACATGCGTTGCGGCACCTGTGGGTATTTCAACTTGCAGTCCTCAATGCTTAATTGCATCTCCGAAGGCTTGGGCTTGGAAGAAGGCGCTGGCTACTGTGATAAACTACATTTTGTGTGCTCTATGGAGAACGTATGCAATATGTGGGAAGCTGGCCCGCCGAAAACTGATGGTGATTTAGACGACAACCCTTCTGATATGGGGAATCAAAGGGACATCATGTAATGTCACCCAAAGACAGAATCCTAGAGCCGTTTGATTTCCAAAAATCACCGAGCATGAGCAGTCAGCTATTTGCGGCTGCTCCTGGCATATTTGGTGACGGCGATGGGCTGTCTCTTTTGCAGGGCGCGAACAGAGTCATTGTTGGTGGCCCGCTGGATGCGATGGACGCGGTTATGCGTGCTATGGATGTTGGTTCACGCGGCGCAACTGAGGCTATTGGTGAAGGATATAAGGCTCTTGGCGGTAGTCAGGGCATGGCAAACCGTTTAAAGAGAGATATTTACGGGTTGAGTCAGGTGGCAGGGATAGTGGCAGGGTCCAGCCCTTCAGCTCTGTCCGGCGCGAGGTACCCCTCCACCAAACGCGCCCCCGCATCTGACTCAACGCTTTCTGGTGCTAAGAAAGCGTTCAAAAGTCCACCAAAGCAAAAAGAAAAGGCTTTTGATAGCCCTTCTGATTTTTTTGAGATTATGGGAGATGAAGGCGCGGGAGCGGAGTTTCCTCAAATTGGAAAAGCATTGGATGATTATGTTTATGATATGAACAGGAGCGGGATATTAAAGGCACTAAAGTCTGATGATTATCCTGAATATCAAAAGGTATTAAGAACAAACTTAGACCGACTGTCTAGTGAAAGTAAGATTCCTGTATCTCGTACTGAAAATTATCTTGACCCTATGGCTGGCATAGAGGGCCGCAGAACAAAAAGATTTTTTGACGTTGATAAGGACGATGTTCTTTTTGTCGGCAGTGACGCAGAGCGTGAGCTAATTGTAAGAGGCCCGGACGGGAGCCCGATGTCGGTCAGATTTCAATCTCCAGACGAAGTTTCTAAAAGAAAAAAATTTAAAGATGAGTTTGAGTATGATGTTTATCACGGTCAACGCGACCCCCAGGCATCTATTGGAGTTGTTAGGGACCCAAGCGGTAGAGAAATGCTTGTTGAGGATGCTACTGATGAGTTCGGTGGCATCAACGCCTTTGAAAGCAGCGCGGATAAATTTCCGTCTCAACATCCTACTGATTTAGGAACATTTGTAAGTGAGTCCAGAGATGTGGCAAATTACTTTGCTGGAGACAAGGGCGCAGTTTATCCTCTTAAAATGAGAATGAGGAATCCTATGAGGTATGAGACTTATGAGGATTTAGAGGATGCCCTTAGTGAAGCTGGAGAAACATCTGACCTTACTCGCCGTTTAATGGATGATGGTTATGATGGCATTGAAATAACGTATAGCGATACTGACATACCTGAAATAAGAAGAGATTTTGTTCCTTTTGACGGCAGGCAGCTTCGTTCTATAAACGCAAACTTCGACCCAGAGAAAAGGGACATGAGGAACATTACTTACAAGGAGGGTGGGATTGTGTATAATCCTTTTAAGGCGGGTATAGGAGCTTTGTGATGGCTGTTGAAAAGATTATGGGCGCAGGCGGCATTCCTGTTGAAGAGGGGATTGCTGAGCAGATTGATGTGATTGAGCAGATGGCTGAGCCAGGTCAAGTTGCGCTTGATGATGGCTCTATGCTTGTTGGCGAAATCACTGAAGAAATGCTTATGGCGGAGCCTCCTGTAGAGATTCCGTTTGATGCCAACTTGGCAGAATACATTGATGAGTCTGCTTTGCAGACTTTGGCCTCTGATATTGTTGGCGACATTGAAGACGATATGTCTTCTCGTCAGGAGTGGGAAGACAATTATAAGCGCGGCATTGAGTTGCTGGGCATGAATTACGAAGAGCGTTCTCAGCCGTTTGAGGGGGCTTCTGGCGTTGTTCACCCTCTTCTCGCTGAGTCTGTTACGCAGTTTCAAGCGCAGGCCTACCGCGAGCTCCTCCCTGCGGGCGGGCCTGTGCGAACCCAAATCATAGGTGATGAGAGTAAAGAGGCTTTGGCACAAGCTGAGCGTGTCAAAAACTATATGAATTATCAAATCACCTATGAGATGGAAGAGTATGACCCTCAGTTGGACCAGATGCTTTTCTATTTGCCGCTGACTGGCTCTACTTTCAAAAAGGTTTACTTTGACCCGCTGAAGCAGAGGGCTGTTTCTCAGTTTATCCACGCCGAAGACTTGGTTGTGCCTTATTCAGCTACTGATTTGGCCACCTCACCGCGGGTTACGCACATCATTAAGATGGATAAGAATGAAGTTCGTAAGTTACAGCTTGCAGGATTTTATTCTGACGTTGAGCTTCCTGGCGAAGGGTACTCAGACGAAGATTATTCTGAAATTCAGGAAAGCATTGATGAGGCGCAAGGCGTAAAGCCTGTTGGTCAAAACGAAGAATTGACGTTGTACGAGGTCCATACAGAAATCAATCTTGAGGGCTTTGAAGATGTTGCTCCTGACGGAGAAGAAACCGGCCTGAAGCTGCCTTACATCGTGACAATTTGCGAAAGCAACAGCTCTGTCTTGTCCATTCGCCGTAATTACGCTCAAGATGACGTTTTGCGGCGTAAAAGACCTTATTTCGTACATTATAAGTTTCTTCCCGGCTTGGGCTTCTACGGCTTTGGTCTGACGCACATGATTGGTGGCCTGTCTGCTGCCGCTACAAGCCTTCTCAGGCAGCTTATTGACGCTGGTACGCTGTCTAACCTTCCGGCGGGCTTCAAGGCGCGTGGTGCGCGTATTAGAGACGAAGATGAGCCGCTGAACCCGGGTGAGTTCCGCGACATTGACGTTGCTGGCATGGATATCCGTCAGTCCATCATGACACTGCCGTTTAAAGAGCCTTCACAGACGCTGTACGCGCTGCTAGGCACGCTTGTAGACTCTGGGCGTAGGTTTGCGTCCATGGCCGACATGAAGGTGGCTGAGATGGGCGGAGAAACGCCTGTAGGCACCACTATGGCGATTATGGAGCGCGGCACGAAGGTTATGTCCGCAATTCACAAACGCTTGCACTATTCACAAAAGATTGAATTCAAGCTGCTGGCAAATGTTTTTGCTCAGTTCATGGCGCCTATGTATCCATACGCGGTGCCTGGCGCTCCACCAGAGATTAAAACAACGGACTTTGATGACCGCATCGATGTGTTGCCGGTTTCTGACCCGAACATTTTCTCTATGTCGCAGCGTATCGCTTTGGCGCAGACAGAATTGCAGTTGGTTCAGTCTAATCCGCAAATTCATGGTAATGAGCGCGGTTTATATCAAATCAGGAGGCAATGCGCGGAAAGTCTTTGCAGGCTTTCCCAGACCAGAACCATCAGGCGCATATCGAAGCGCATCTCGCAATTGTGGCAACGCCTGTCGCGCAGGCTAACGCGGCTATTGTGATGACATTGCAGGGTCATATCCAAGAGCATATTGGATTTATGGCTGAAGAAATGGCGCAGATGGAAATCATGCAGGGCTTGTCTGAAGAAGAGCTGATGATACTTCAGTCCTCACCAGAGGGTATGCAGGCCGCACAGGCTGATATTGCATCACGCGCTGCTGAGTTGATTGGTGAGTTGACTGAGCAGTACGCACAAGCA